GTGCGCATCGACTCGCGGCGGCGATGAGGCGGTCGGACATTTCGACGCTTCCGTGCATGATCTTCGAGTGCCAGATGGTCTCGGAGGAGGCGAGCGGGTTCCTCGCGGTGAACTCTCACCGAAGGGCTGTCACCGCGCTTGAGAAGCACAATGCGCGCATCGTCACAGGAGATCCGCTTTCAGTCGTTGTCAGCGAAGCCATCGCTGCGTGCGGCCTCGTTCTGACAAAGACCGCCCACGCCCCCGGTCAGATCAAGTGTCTCGATGTCTGCATGTGGATGGCGAAGCAGTCGGATGCGAGGTTCCGAAAGGTCCTTCGTTTCACGGCGGACATCTGCACCGCCGACTCGATGCCCGTGAAGAAGGACATCCTGCTCGGCCTGTGGTGCGTCGATTGCGGGTGCGTTGACCAGAACACCGGGGAGAAGGTCGGTCTCGCGCATCCGCGCTTGGCGGAGCGAATCCGCAAGATCGGTGCGCAAAGGCTGTGCGTCGCCATGGCGAATCGTGCGGCGTTCGAGGGCAATCGCTCGGAGAAAGTCCTTGGTCAAGCGATCGTCTCCGAGGTCAACAAGGGCCTGCACAACAAGTTCGACCTGTGACCTCGACCCGCAACTGAATCACTCCACGCGGCCTCCGTGCGTCAGAAATGGCGCATCGAGGCTTCCGACAGCGAGGCAAACACCATGACCACCAAGACCCCGACCGCAGGCCGCCCCCGCAAGGTGATGCTCGACAGCATCGAGTACGAGCCTCAGAATCAGGCTCGCGTTCAACTGAACAACGACACCGTCGCCGAGTACGCCGACGCGATGGCGCGGAAGGAGAAGCTCCCGCCGATCGTGTGCTACCACGACGGCAGCACCTACTGGCTGGCGGACGGCTTCCACCGCTACCACGCGGCGCGGAAGCGCGGCGAGAAGTGGATCGACGCGCAGGTCATCAAGGGATCGCGCGACGATGCCAGGTGGCACGCGGCGGGGGCGAACACCCAGCACGGGCTGAATCGCACGACCGCCGACAAGCAGAAGGCGGTGCGCCTCGCGCTTGAGCTGCGGCCGACGCTGAGCGACAACAAGATCGCCGCGCACTGCGGGGTATCCCAGCCGTTCGTCGGCAAGGTTCGTTCGGAGACCGCGGCAACTTATAACGGTTATAAGATGGACGGCCGCACCGCCGTCCGCAACGGCGTCGAGTACCCGATCAACACCGCGAACATCGGCCGCCGCCCCGAGCCCAGCGCCCAAGCCACGGAGAGCCCCGCTGAGCCGTCCGACCCGTGGGAGGACTCGGAGGGGGAGGAAGAACCTGCGGCGGCTCCCGCGAAGCGGACGGCGGCAAAGCCCGAGCCCCTGCGGGATGCGACGGGTACCGCCGTCCCCGACGAGATCGCCGAGGCGTACCACGACCACAAGGACGCGGTGAACGCGCTCCTGTCGAGCCTCAGCGCCCTGAAGTCGGAGACGCTGCGGAAGGAGGGCGTCGACGGATACCACCGCGTCCAGTTCCGAATCATCGCGGCCGCGTTCGACACGATCGCATCGACGCTGCGGCTCTCGGCGCTCCCCTACGCCGTCTGCCCGTACTGCGTCGGCAAGGAACGGGACTGCCAAGCCTGCCGAGGCACCGGCTTCATCGGCCGCGCGCACTACGAGGTTCTGCCGCCTGAACTGAAGCGAGGGGGCGTCGAGTGAACCTCCGCCCGTACCAGGCCGCATCGCTCGCGTCGATCGACGCCGCCTTCGAGGAGCACCGCTCCGCGCTCGTCGTGCTCCCCACGGGGTGCGGCAAGACGGTGGTGTTCGCGACCGCGATCGACAGGCTCGGGGGACGCGGCCGCGCGCTCGTCATCGCGCACCGCGAGGAGCTCATCATGCAGGCGGCGGACAAGATCCGCGCCGTCTCTGGCGTCACCCCACAGGTCGAGATGGCGGCGTACCGCGCGAACCCCGAGTGGCTCGACTGGGACTACGCGCCGACCCGCGTGATCGTGTCGAGCGTGCAGACGCTCTCGACGGGCCGCATGAAGCGGTTCGAGAGCGGCTTCGACCTCCTCGTCATCGACGAGGCGCACCACGCGCCGGCCGAGTCCTACCGCCGCATCATCGAGCACTTCCGCGCCATCAACCCCGAGATGCGGGTTCTCGGCGTGACCGCGACCCCAGACCGCGCCGACGAGCTCGCGCTCGGAAGCGTGTTCGAGACGGTCGCGCATTCCTACGACATCCAAGACGCCATCGAGGACGGATGGCTGACGCCGATCAGGCAGACCTCGATCGAGGTGCACGGCCTCGACTACTCGTCCGTGCGCACGACCGCGGGCGACCTCAACGCGGGCGACCTCGACCGAGTGCTTCAGGACGAGGAGATCCTGCACCGCTTCGCCACGCCGACGATCGAGCGCGTGGGAAAGCGCCGCGCGATCGTGTTCTGCGCGAGCGTCGAGCAGGCGACCCGCCTTTCCGAAGTCTTCAACCGATGGGCTCCCAAGGGCACGAAGATCGCCGCGTTCGTGAGCGGCGCGACACCGAAGGAGCAGCGGCGCCACACGCTCCAAGAGTTCGCGACGGGATCGGTGCAGATCCTCTGCAACTGCGCCGTGCTCACCGAGGGATTCGATGGCCCTGGCGTCGAGGTGGTCGTTCTCGCGCGGCCGACCAAGTCGCGCGCGCTCTTCGCGCAGATGGTCGGACGCGGGACGCGCCCGCTGCCGGGCATCGTGGACGGCCCAGCGACCGCCGCCGCGCGCCTCTCCGCCATCGCCGCAAGCACGAAGCCATTCTGCGAAGTCATCGACTTCGTCGGCAACACTGGCCGCCATCGCCTCGTCAGCGTTTCGGACATCCTCGGCGGCAACGACCCCGAGCCCGTGCGCGACCTCGCGAACGAGATCGCCCGCAAGAACGGACGCGGCGCGGATGTCGGCGCCGCGCTTGAAGAGGCCCGCGCGCGCATCGAGGAGGAGCGCCGACGCGCCGAGCAGGAGGCCGCGAGGCGCGCCGAGGCGAAGCGGCTCCGCGAGGAGCAGATCGCCCGCGAGGCCGCGCGCCGCGCGAACCTCAAGGTCGGTGCGCGCTACACGGCGAAGACCGTCGATCCGTTCGAGGTGCTCGGGCTCGACAAGACCAATGTGCTGACGGCGAAGTGGGGCGGCTCCCGCCCGATCAGCGACAAGCAAGCGCAGATGCTCGCGCGCTCTGGCATCGACCCGCGCTCGCTCAACGGCGACGAGGCGCGGCGGCTCTGTCAGGAGATCATCGCCCGCTTCAAGACGGGCAAGTGCACATTCAAGCAGGCCGCGATCTTGAGGAGGAACGGGCTCGACCCGAACATGAGCAAGGCCGACGCCACGAAGGCGCTCGACGCGATCTTCAAGAAGACCTACACCGCGCCGGCCACCGATCCGCGCCAGTACCCCGTCTCCACGGAGGTCTTCTGATGTCGTTCAACTGGGAACAGGCGGCCAAGCCCGCGCCCGACGCCGACGAGGTGCGATCGCTCGCGAGCATCGTCGAGGTGGTCGGCTCGCGCGTCGCGCTCCGACGCAAGGGCCGCGAGCTCGTCGCGCTCTGCCCGTTCCATGAGGACTCCACGCCGTCGATGGCGGTCATCACCCACAAGGGGCGCGGGTTCTACAAGTGCCACGCCTGCGGCGCTGGCGGCGACGCGATCAGGTTCGTGATGGACTTCGACGGCGTCGACTTCGCGGAGGCCGTGCGCCTGATCGCCGAGGGATTCGCGCGGCCGTCCGTGCCGATGAAGCGCCCGTCGAAGGCGCCGAAGATTGAGGAGCACCGCTACCGCGAGGACTGCGGCGAGGTCATCGACGCGTGGCGCATGCGCACGACGCTCCAGCGCACCGTCGAAGCGGCGCAGACGCTCGGCGTTGCCGTGACCTCGCTCACCGCGTACGGCTTCGCGTGGTGCCCGGCGGGCGACGGCTCGTGGGCGTTCCCCATGCACGACGGCGAGGGCCGCGTGTGCGGCATCCGACTCCGCGAGCCCGTCGATGAAGGCGC